CCCACACCACTTGGTTCGAAGCCAAGCATGATATCCATTTCACCAAGGACCCAGATTGGTACCAACGACTGGACTCGAACCAGTCACACCCAGATTTTCAGTCTGGTGCTCTACCTGATGAGCTACGTTGGCAATGTTGGCGGTGTGACTGAGACTCGAACTCAGAACCCGGATTACGCCGAGCGACAGATTAGCAATCTGCTCTAATACCATTATAGGACCACACCGTTGTTTGGCGGAAGACGGAGGAGTCGAACCCCATCCCTGTTAAGAGAACCTGGTTTTCAAGGCCAGTCGCAGGACCAACCCCGCTGCATCATCTTCCTGAATTTGGTAGCCCCGGCGGGATTCGAACCCACATGAACCAATTATCTGTTGCTTACGGGATATAAATCCGCCGTTTTACCATTAAACTACAGGGCCAATGTTATAAATTTTTAAACGCTTTCTTTATAATTGCATTGCGATCCAGTTTGGAACTGGCACCCAACACAATCACTGCATACTGTTGCCGGTTGTGTTCCACCAACATGGCCACACACCACCCAGCTGGCGTGGTAAATCCAGTCTTGCTCACAGCCACACGGTCAAACTCTGCCATCAGTTGTTGAGATGTGTGAATGAGATTCAAAGTGTTGCCACGAGTTCGGTCTGACTTTTTTAACTGTACAGTGGGTTGACCGCTGACTTCTTGTATAAACCAATAACCGGCAGCAATCTGCACCATCTCCGCCAGGTCCTGCGCAGTGGTCACATTGAACACGCCCAGTCCCGACGGATCTACAAATTTAGTATTTCGAAGATCCCACATTTTAGCATGCCGATTCATCTCAGCTACAAATGCAGATCGGCCCCCGGGATAGTCCTGTGCGATGGCTTCGGCTGCTCCGTTGTCACTGCTGACCAACATGGCCTTTAACAACTGCTCTCTGGTGTACTGACCAGGCGGCAATCGACTACCGCTGTTTTTCCCCAACATCATTGGCTGTAGTAGATCTCTGTTGTGATCCAGTGCGACCATGGCAGTCATCAGCTTGGTTATACTGGCCATGGATCTCACCTGATCGGCATAACGGTTCAGTTCCGTGTGCTGTGCGTTGATGTTGTAGACCAACACTGTGGGCTCACTGGTTCGAGCTGTAGCATTGGTCAATGCTGCACAAAAAAACACAATGGCAAATAATTTCATATTTTTCATTTTATAAAATTTGGAGTGGGTGACAGGACTTGAACCTGCATGATACGGATTTGCAATCCGGGGCCTAACCATTCAGCTACACACCCACACGTAACACACTGTCGCCAATGTGTGTATTAAAGCACTCTAAAATACTTAGGCTGCCTGTTCTTAAAGAATGCTTTAATACGAACCGATTTTTCCTCCCATACAAGGGATTTCATCCTGGCCGCCGCCCGTTTGTGCTTGTTTATAGTGTAGCACAGGACCTCGTTTCCTGTCAACACTTTAAGAAGATCTATGTCAAAAGCTGATTCTTGACTCGTTTGCGATTTTCGGATTCTATCCGAGCACGTTCCAATTTATCTCGTATCAACTGATTTCGCTGATCCGCAGTCAGAGTATGCTCTGTGGTAAATCTTACTTCGCGCATTCTTCGTTTTAAATCTGATTTTTTCATTTTCTCCTTGCTAAAAACAAAAAACCCTAGGGTTTTAATCCTAGGGTCCTTGGAGTTTAACTGTAAACTGTTGCTTACAATTTGGTCTCCCGGACCCTGGTAACCTCTGGTGTGCGATCATATGACATGCTATTAATTGCAAACCAAATAGAGGGCGTGAAGCCCGCCTGCTTGGCAGAACAATTTGATATAGAATGTAACAAGTTCGTTTGCATTTTCATTTCTTTAAAATTTACATGAGCCGTTTTATCAGCGCATGTGTGTATTGTATAGGTTTATTTATACAAGGTCAACCCTCAGGTTGTCCAAATTGCTGTTTTTTTGCCAATATTTTTTAGTGCAGGCCGATCTTCAATAGTTGACCAGGAACTTTTCCAAATTGCCGTACAGCTGAGCTACCACTGCTTCGCGACTGCCAAACATGCAAATCTCCACCGGAATACGTTTTTCAACTTTGATATAGTAAGGACTTTGCAGTTTACGGTCCAACGACAAAATAGTACGACGGGTGCTCGGTCCAGGTTGAATTTCTAAATCATAGTGTGTTAATTCCAACACACGACTGAACACATAGAATCCATGATCAGTAAGTCGTAGCCCACCAGTTTTTCGAATATTGGCCCACCAGGTCCGAACAGCGACTTCTGCTGACTCAGCAAATTCTTCTGGCAGATTGGCCACCAGTGCTTGGGTCAGCAGTAGTTTGTCACGCACTGCCGGGCTGAACTTTGTCGCCCTGGGTCAACAAAATCACAGAGAACTTGTCTGTTTTGAACTGTGCATTTAATTTTTTTGAAAGATTGTGTGCATGCCCAGGATTGGAGAAACTGACCTTTTTGTACTTGGGTCCAGGATGTTGTATCAGCATGTTACTGGTTTTGAGATTGATAGGACTGTTGTCATAAAACACTGCCCAAACGCCCGTTGACGACAAGACCTGTTCGGTCTTGTATGTGCTTTTGTTTGTCAGTTCTAATAGAACTTTGGGTTTTGGTCTGCTCATATCATTAAACTCCTACATTTTTATTTATGCCAATATAGGAACTTTTAAAATGACCCGCCTTGCATTTCTACCTTGATTGTGTTTTCTTGTGCGGTGCTTACAGCAGACTCTCTCGCGGCTTGTAATGTTATAAGCAATCTGGTCAAATCTGCATGTAGGTCTTTGGCATCTTTGATGGGCATGGTAAAGTCTCTAGCACCACGTGCTTCGAAACCTTGTAGTCTTTCGATGAACCGTTGAATATGCAACATTATTTTCTATCGCCAAACAACTGCAACAGGTTCAAGAACAGATTGATAAAGTCCATGTACAAGGTCAGCGCACCACGAACCTCAGCCACGTCGCTGGTTTCGGTACTGAGTTCTTCACGAATCTTCTGTGTGTCGTAAGCAGTGAGTCCCAAAAAGATAATAATGGCCAATGCGGAGATCACCATCTGCATAACTGTACTACCAATGAAGATGTTCACAATGCTGGCAATCACAATGGCAATCAAGCCCACAAACATAAACTTGCCCACGCTGTCGAGACTCTGCTTGGTAAAGTAACCGTAGCCACTCATTACACCAAACAGGATGGCAGCACCCATGAACGCACTCACAATTGATCCCATGGTAAACACAGCAAAGATCATTGCAAAGCTCAGCCCCATCAAGGCCGCAAATCCATGCAGGCAAAGTTGTGCGGTGCTTTTACTAGGGTTGTTGGCCAACACCATGCTGATGCCAAAAATTGCCACCAGTGGTGCAAAGATCACAATCCACTTTAGCACACCAGTAAAGAAGAACTCCAGCAACTCTGGACTGGTGCCCACAAAGTAACTGACCAGCATACTCACGATCACTGCCAGACTCATGTGTCCGTACACACGGCCCATGGCCGAGTTGATTTCGGTGGCACTGCGATAGGCCACACTGTTATTATAACTTGTTTCAAACATAATTTACTCCCGTGTTAAAAATGTATTTAATTCAGGTGCCGTCCAACCCAATGGTTTCAGCACTTTTCCATCTTCTCGCTTGCGTACTTTGCCTGTTTCGTGATCGATCTTGGCAAAGTTAGTTCGCATGACTTCTTTCCAGGCACCTTCGGCATCAGCGCCCATTGAGTGAATAGCACCAATGGTAACAACTAGAATATCAATTAATGCATCTAACTGCTCAACACGGTCATCTGATAGTGATGCCTCTAACAGTTCCTGATGTTCTTCGTCGATAAGTTTAACATACATTGCATACTGTAGTTCATTAAACTTGCCAACACTTTGATCGCAAGCTCGCATAAACTTTTCTTGATCTCTAAAAGGATTGGTCATACTGTTACTTCTTGTTGAGTTTTAAATGGGCCTTGGTAAGGATAGCGTTGCAGTGCAATCAGTTTGGGATCCCGTACAACTTTCCAGTTACGACCACGTTTGACAGAGTACCAGCCGGCTGCAAACCATGATTTGCTTTTGCGAGTTTTGGTGTACATTGGCAAGTGATGTGCCACGTCCCACACAGGATTATAAAAACGGCCCACCACTGGGAATCCGTACACAGTGGTGTTGTCTTTTGGTTTTGGATTTGATTGTTTTTCAAACACAATATTTGATTCCTTGGCAGCAAGTTTGATAGTTTTGAATTGTTTTACTTGATTGTTGATTCGAACTTGATNCCCGCCGTTCCAGGCTTCGATGTTGCCAACCTTACAATCATCTTGTTGTAAAATCCAAAACTGCTTGTCTGCTACCACTTTAGCTATTAACACTTAGCACTCCTTTATATGTTTCATTCAGCCATCGACTGAATCCTTCGGCATTCTCACTGCACCGAACCAGATCATACTTGCCACAAAACTGCATGAATCTCACGCCAACTTGGCCAACATCTTTGTTAGACACCTGCTCAATAATGGCCAAGTCCACGATGTCTTTGACAGCCTCGGGTTGATGGGTAAGATCAATCAACTGTCTATTGCGCTCGTAGTCGTCCAACACACGATGTTCTTCGCCATTGTGGTCAGTCCAACGTTGCAACATCATGTTGTTCCAATTGTAGCCTTTGGTGTTTCGATCTGCAAAGGCCTCCTGGAGACCAACCTTATTTTTTGTGCCTTTTGTGCGTACTCCTGGATATGCACTGAACACATTGTCTGAGGTATCGCCTCGCATGCACTTTTCAAAAAGTAACCACTGCGGGTTCGGTGGGACTTTTGCTTCTTTAGTTTTTTTATCAACAACTGGCTTGTTTTTAGCATCAAAGATGCCGTCGGTGGTGATGAGTTCGTCTGTGATACCATTGTATTGTTTTACATTGGGAGCCACCAGCTGCACAAAATCTGTGTCGCTGCTGATCACAATGTGTTCGTCTTGGGGATGTAGAGCGATCCAACGTGCAATGATATCATCGCCTTCGGCAGTGGCACATCTGATCACACTACAGTTGGTTTTCTCTGCCAGGTATTTAGTCAGATTATCATACGTTTCCCAAAACATTTTATCTTCTTCAGCTTCTGTTTCGGTTAGTGCAGCTCTGGCCACAGCACGATTGGCCTTGTAGGGCTTGTAATGGTCTTTGCGCCAGCTACGACCTTCCAGTGCGAACACCACGTGATCTGCTTCAAATCGACGCACAACCTTGTTGGCGCTCATCAATGTGGTATGCAGTGCTACACCGACCTTTTCCCAAGCATCGCTGGCACGAAACGCAGTGTGCCTAGCACGAAAAAACATATTGGCCGTGTCAATCAACACATAACGCATACTTAACCCTTAGACTTTGTTGTTTGCATTGATATATTGTAACATAAAACGATTCCAAAAGCTATGGCCATCTTTGCCAAAATGCCAGGAATTGGGTGCAACTGTTTGTATTCCTGCGGCTCTGATTCGAGCATTGTATGTGCCTGCAGGCTCGTAAGGGTCAATGTAACTGTTACCCCAGTCTTTTCGGTCAGCGATTGCGCTGAAATCATTATTGCCATTGAAGAAAATATGGTTAACACCCAATTCGTCTAATTCGGTATGCAATTGCCAAATTTCATTGTGTGCCTGCTGAGTCTTTTGTTTCCAATCTACGCCGACCACAAATTCCTTGTAGCGTTGTTGATGTTCCACTGGTACATCGTCCATGCCACTGGCACCGATCTGATAGTACACATCGTCAATCAACCATTCTTCGCGCTCCCAGGTACTCCATTGTATCACCATCAACACTTCTTCTGGGTGGCGTATCTTTTTCAGCCAATTTCTAGTGGTTCTTAAGATTCTAGTGTTGCTGGCAGCACTCTCAGCATCACAATGCAAACCAGCTCGTAGTGCGTCGGCCAAACGCCGGCCCCAACTCACTGCTAAATTTTCTGGATGCGGGGCCCGGCCCATGTAAAACAAATGACCATCGTCCATGGCAAACGCATGCGGGTTGACTGCTTCAGCGGCAGCAGTGTGACTATCGCCATTTACATACAAGATCATGATACTTCGCTTCTGCCGTCACCGATATCTCGTGATTTTACCACACGATTGGGATTGTTTGCCACTTCCTGTTCCCAGGTTTCCATGACCACATGTCTGCAGACATTTTGGAACCAGCGATCTACAATGTCCGAATCTTTGTCGTCGGCTTTCATTTGATATCCGGCACGAACCAAGTTGGCAATAAATTTGTCATTCCAATCCAGTTCAAATGCGCCTTGATGTAGATTTTCCGGATCAATATCCATGCTGAGAATGGCAATCCAGGGTTCGCCTTTTTCAGTAG